GTGGCGGGGTCCGAATTACCCGCCCGCCCCCCCCCCTGGTAGTACCTAGACAAAATGCTTGACACGCGGCGCAGCGTGTGCTAGGCGGGCGCATAGGCGCATAGGCACTTGACACATAGCACAACGCGAGCTAGAGTAGGCACATAGACGGGTGGCACCGACCGACGGTGTGCAAGGAGAATCACAATGAACGAATCTCAGAAAGAAAAACAGAAAGAGCTACTTAGCGAAGGCCGCGGCTGGGACTGCTATATGTTCGCAAGAGATGTGCCCGGTGCTGATATTCAGGCTTTGCAAGCGCGGGTTTTGGAAATCGGCACTGGCTGTGATTGCTACCGTTTTGCAATCAACATACACAGTGCTGATGTTGATGTTGATGCCCTGATTGATAAGGCTGAGAGGCTTCAAAGAAGTGCATGGGAGCTGCATGACTGATGGATAAAAATGTGTTAATAAAATTTGCTATAGGATTTTTGATGCCCATGCTGCTATACATAATGATAGCTACATAACCTACAGCTTACAACTGGCTGTGATGCAAGGTAGAAAATAAAAACATTTAAATGTTGACAAGCTACACAGAGTATGATACTATACACCCACAGACGAAGGAACGGCATTGGGCCGACACAAGGAGAATGATGACATGAAAACTTACAAAGAAATGTACACAGAAGCAGCGAACGTAACAAGAGGAGAATATAAAGGCTACACAGATGGGAACGCGCTTTCCCTGTACGTCGATGAGAAATATGAAGTAAACGCGATGGAAAACAGCGCCGCGCTTGACGCTCTCTTCGAAGCGCTATTGAGATTACCCCGGCGGGACGATTATTGATCAGCCAGGTTAGCCACGCGCTTTGAGAAGAATCAAAAGGAGAGCACAACATGAAAAAGATCACTATAAAATATCAAGCAAGCGTCTTCACCCCCGCGGGATGGAGGGGTGTATATATAACCGCCGAGGCTGAGCAGACGTCGGAAAAAATGGCGAAAGTTTTGCAGGTCACACTGATCGATGATGAATCCCCCATCGGCTACACGTCAAGGACTGGCGCTAAGCGCCAGAGATATCACGCCGCTGGAGTTGCGAAGCGTGAAATCGGAAAAAATAAACGGCTAAGCGCCTGCACGATCATCGAATGATCTGACAGATGTAGCGCAAAAAAAACAACTCAGTCCAAAGAAAAGACCAGCCCTTGCGGCTGGTTTTTTTTTGCTTAAAAAACAGAGATCCACTTTGCAAATGCCTTGGCGATATTGATCGGCAATGACTTGCCCGTGGAATTGATCATTTTGGTTTTTGTTTTACCCGTGTGTTTCCTCACATTGAGTACACCGCCCTCCGGTGTTTTTCGACTTTCGAGCCCATGCTCTATCAACAGCGAGCCAGCCGCGACAAACGCAACGCGTCGATAGACCATGTCGGCAGGAGCCGCAAGAGCGATTCTAAGCTGCTTTTTTTCGATGCGGCCACTAGGTATTAAACACGCGCCAACATCGACGTGTGCGCCGATACGTGGCCGTGTGTGCTATGTTTGGTGCTCCTGCCACCCCTGCTTTTGCCCCATGAGGGCAACATTATTTAAAAAAATGCAACTGAAGCCTATCTATCCGGCACATTAAGAAGACAGCCAGTTCAAAATTTTCACGCTTTGCTAAAAAAAAAAACTATCACGCAATTTCGTCGTACGCGCAAAAAATGCTCCACTCCTTCACGGAATCTTTTCCGTCGAGCAATTTATATACACCGCGGTTCGCTGTGCAATAATAGTCAGTACATCCATGGGCAGAGATTGGCTTACCTCCCTCATAAGGACAATCCACCGTATAAATAGGCCTCCTTCCTGACCCTGCCGTTACCTCCGTAAGCTTTGCTTTAATAGTTTTCATCGCACAACCGCCCTGACCATGAACGGCGGTTCTGGGTTATCGCTTTGCCAGATCAGCATTTCCCGATACTTTGACTTATCCATACACTCACGCCTGAAATGATCGTGCATCGGACAATATACATCATCATCAGACTCCCCCTGCTCTTTTGCGCAATCTTCGCAACCAGCTCCGATAGCCTGCAGCTCCGCCACCACATCCCCGAATAGCCTGTAAAAATCATCATCCCATCGCTTCCGCTCGTCACTTATCACCTCCCGCTCAAAGAGTATTTTCATATCGCTGCTGCTCCTGACCTTATACACAGCGGAAACTCCAGCCCCTCCAGCCTCTTTGATTGCAATCGCCCCATCGTCCGCTAAAGATGAAATGGCCTTACTCACCGCTTGTTTTGACAACTTAACAATATTAGCAAGATCGCAATAACTTATCTTAACCTCACCCGACTTGTAATCCTGCTCCGTCAGGAGAAAAAGAAAAACGCGAAGCTCTGATCTTCGCATTTCGGAATGCCTTATGTGCCACCTTAACGTTTCTGTAATTTCTTTGTAGTCCATAGTAATGCTCCTCTGTTTTTTCAATCGTAATGCTACAGTGTCGCAGCGCCTCGCGCGCGCGATACAAAGTATTACGTTACACTTACGTTACACTTATACTTTGTAGGCGTACAAGCGTACTTGTACAAGATTCTTGAATTATAGACCAACTTTCGACAAAAGCAACCCGTGTCGCCAAGCGTGCGTGCACGAGTGGTAACGCTCACTTGCCCATCTACAGCAAGTAATTTGCCCACTTGTGCAAGTACGCTTGTACAAGGCTATCTTTCCTCTCTTGAGATCAGACATGCTGCTACCATGCTTTTTTCGTCGATTTTCCAGCCGTGCTCATGACATGATATAACATCTGATAGCATCAGCTTGCCGATGATTTTATCTGTATTCGCCGGGTTCGTCGCGGCTGATATTGACGAGTCTTTCCACCCTTTTGAGCGCAAATAATTTTTGAATCCGCTGCTGCTTATGTACGGTACACCATCCCTGATCTCACAACCTGTCGCCCACCATGCCATGTCGAGCAGTCTCTTTTCTGTGGCCGCATATCCTCCGCCGGGTGCCTTTGCCGACGCATCAGCCGCAGCCATCACAGCGCTTGTCACGGGCCCTCCGTCCTCATCATACCATCCTGTTATCTCGACCGACTTAAGCGCGCACCAGACCGGCTCAGCCTGCTCACTGTCCTTCGATTTTCGCTGGACAATCTCTATCGCCCCGCCCTTATCTTTTGGTGGGATCACGCTGATTTCTATATCCAGCGCCCCGCGCCAAGCGGATGATCCGCGCGCCCGATGCTGGGCGTCGTCTGATACGCCTGTGTGATGCACAAGCAATACTGAGCACTCAAACTCGCGCATCAAGCTAGAGCATGCATCTAGCATCGTTTTTGCGTCCTGTGCGCTATTCTCGTCGCCCTTCAAGAAGCGATGTAGCGTGTCTATCACAATCAACTTTGGTCGCGCTGGAATGGCTCTGATTGCGTTTGCTGCGCGGGCATAGCCATCCATCGTGTTGAGATCGCACCCAGACTTTGATATGTGCATCTTCATCGGTCCGTTTCCGTGCGTCTGCTTCCATGCTGCTATCCTGCCGCGCATGCCGTGGTGCCCTTCGCCAGACAGATACACCACCTGACCGGCTTTAACCCTATTTCCTCTCCAGTCCCCTGAGTCGCTTGCTATGCGACAGCACCAGTCCAAAACGGCAAATGTCTTGCCGGATCCGCTCGGGCCGTGAACCATCATCAGGGAATTCTCTTGCAACCAGTGCTTAATCAGCCATGAGATCGGCGCTGGCTGCTTACACCAGTCGTCTGCCGGAACTAGCCACGCGTCAGACTCTGGCGATAAGAGATCATGCAGATCGTGCCCGGCTAAATGAAAGTCGTTAGCGTCCATGCCGGGGATTGACGGCATAACAACCTGTGCCCCCGCCTGTGCTGCTGCTTGATCTGCGTAGCTACGCCCTACGCCATGCTCGTCATGATCAGCAACTATCACAAGCAGCTTTTCTGCACCATGCTTTTCTCGCAGTAGCTTTGCTATCTTTGGCAGATTCGACGCAGAAAAAGCGACAGCTACCTGCTCGCCGGTCACCTCGTTCAGCGTTGCGGCGGTAGCGAAACCCTCAGCGATCAAGATACGTGCAGTCGGCTCTCCGATCATCATCGACGCTCCGCCGGTTGATGATCCCGGGTGATACATCTTATCCCCCGCAGAGTCGATATACTGCATGCCGGTCAGGTCACCTGTCGGCCCATACATCGGGACCATCAGACGCCCATCGCCCGTTATCCGCACCCCGTGCGGCCGGATGCCTTTGCGCGAAATGTATGGATGATCAGCTGATGCAGCAGCGCCGTTAACCCATATCTCATCAAGCACACCGCCGACCGCTGCCTGCATTTTCGCACGCTCCGAATCGCGCTGCGCCCTAGCTTCTGATATCCGGCGTGTCACAGCCATCTCTTCAGCAGCAGTGATCTCCCTGCCGACATCCTCACGCCATAACTGCTCTATGCCAAGCCTCCAGCAGCCGAAAGTCCCTGCCTTGATCCCGTCCGGATATATACAATACCAGCCACTTTTTTTCTTGCGATCCCGGCCGCCAGAGTGATATCTATGTATAGATCCGTCTATAATAATAGTGGCCGGCAGCTCCTCGATACCTGCCGCCGCCATCGCATCAAGCACTTGCCTCTCCGGCGGCTCCTGCGGCTTTTGGTCTTGTAGCCTAAAAATACATCCGAGCGCTGCTGTTAAATCAGTCATGGTCACGACCCTCGAAGTACTCTGCAAGCAGGGTTATCACGCGCCAGGTCGGATTACTCAAGGGGTTGTCGCGCACTGAGCGCAGTGTGTTGTAGTGCAAGCCTGTTGCAGCTGAGATGACGGATAGCCTTCTGTCCGCAAGCTTGTCCCTGATCTTCTGTAATGTCATTTAAGCACCTCTCTATGTCGATTTGTGACGGTTTGATGTTGACAACGATAGCCGAGGCGTTTACAGTTTGCAACTAGTTGTGATGCAAGGTGGAAAATAAAAACATTTAAATGTTGACAAGCTGCACAAAGTATGATACTATACGCCCACAGACGAAGGAACGGCATCGGGCCGACACAAGGAGCACAACATGAAAAAGATCACTATAAAATATCAAGCAAGCGTCTTCACTCCCGCGGGGTGGAGGAGTGTATATATAACCGCCGAGGCTGAGCAGACGTCGGAAAAAATGGCGAAAGTTTTGCAGGTCACACTGATCGATGACGAAGCACCCATCGGCTACACGTCAAGGACTGGTGCGAAGCGCCAGAGATATCACGCCGCAGGAATCGCGCAGCGTGAAATCGGAAAAAATAAACGGCTAAGCTCGTGCACGATTATCGAAAAATAAGGAGAAACACATGACAGCAAAGGAGTCAAACAATGGCAATTGATCTAACAGATGTAGCACGCACGAAAAACACATCACCGCCGAGGATTTTAATTCACGGCCCGGAGAAGGTGGGCAAATCGACGCTTTTCGCGGGCGGGATGGTACGCACTGCAAACGGCATGGAGTTTGATCTATCATCGGCACCAAACCCGATTTTCGTCAGGACGGAGGATGGCTTGGGCGGGCTAGACGTTGACGCTTTCCCGCTGGCAGAGTCATATCAAGATGTGCTCGATGCGCTGGCTGTGCTCAGTACTGAGGAGCACGATTATAAGACGGTCGTGATCGACTCGGCGGACTGGCTGGAGCGGATCATACACGAAAAAGTGTGTGATGATGACAGTGTGAAATCTATCGAGCTGGCCGGTGGCGGCTACGGCAAGGGCTACACTGTGGCTACATCGCACTGGCGAGAAATCCTACAGGCGCTGGACTATCTCAACAAGCGGCGCGGCATGATTGTTGGCATCATCTGTCACTCTAATGTCGTGACTTTTAATGACCCCGAGTCAGAGCCTTACGATCGCTATGAGATGAAACTGCATCAGCCGAAAAAAGGCACGGGTGCGAAAGACATGCTGTCAGAGTGGGCTGATATCATCGGCTTTGCGAATCGCAAAATACACGTCGCAGAGAAGCAGACTACAAGCGGGCAGAAGGTAGCGCGGGGAGTTGCACCGCACGGACTGAATAAGCTGAATTTGATAGCGGCACCGGGCTACGTAGCCGGCAATCGCTTCAACCTCCCGCAGACCATCGACCTGAGCTGGGACGCGCTCTATGGCGAGATCATTAAACATCACGGAGGTGGGAAGTGAGCAACCTAGCAACTGTCGCGGGCGAATGGCTGGCTTCAAAGGCAGCAGAGGCGGCCGCGGTCACGCATCGCCGGGAGTGTGAAGATAAAATGCTTTCACTGATCGGCATACCTGAAGATCTGGACGGAGTGGAAACCGCTGATGCACCGGGCGGCTACAAGATCAAGGTCGTCGGGCGCATCAACCGCCGGGTTGATGGCGATCTGGCGCAAGAAATCGCAGCGGAGAATGGACTTTCCGAACATCTGCAAACCCTGTTCAGGTGGAAGCCTGAGCTAAATGTGCGTGCGTGGTCGAATGCTGCGCACGAAATCACCGGGCCACTAGCAGCGGCTATCATAGCCAAGCCGGGGCGCCCATCTTTTTCAATCACAAAAACAGAAACGGAGAAATAAAAAAAA